CCAAATCTCTCAAACATTGCAGGCGTTGTTGCCTTGATGAAGTGGGGCGCGGTAAACCCTAAGCTAGGAAAGCAGGGGATGAAAGACGTCATCCTTGAGGTCACGAAAAAACTTGAGGGCAAAAAGTCTAATGACCCTGAATGGTGGGACTGCGAGGCAGAGGACTTTGCGTCTCCGTCAGACGAGCATGACATTGACCCTATTGACACAGACATTCACGAAAAAGCCAAAGAAGGCGGCACCGTTTCTGAAAAAGTAAAAGAGACTCTCCGGAACAAAGTAGCAGAACATAATGACAAGGTAGGTGACAAACCTTCAAAGCGCGCCAACCTTCGAATGCTGATTGCCTCTTTCAGGCGTGGTGTAGGTGCGTACAACACCAATCCACAGAGTGTGCGACCGAATGTTACTGGGCCTTCTCAGTGGGCATTTGCGCGCGTAAATTCTCTGCTTTTTGCTTTGAGGACTGGCAGATTTCAAGGGGGCAAGCACGACACTGACTTGTTACCCAAGGGTCACCCGCTGTCTACTAAGAAATGAATCCGTACCTTTATAAGTGCGTCGTTACTCGCGTGATAGATGGTGACACCGTAGATGTGGATGTTGATCTTGGCTTTGATGTCTGGCTAAAAAAACAACGTGTACGTCTGGCGGGAATAGATACGCCTGAAAGCCGTACTCGCAACCTTGCTGAAAAAGCATTGGGGTTGGCTGCAAAAAAGCGGCTTCAAGAGTTGTGTCAAGGCAAGCTGACACTCGAATCACATGGTAAAGGCAAGTACGGTCGAATCCTCGGTCGTCTGTTTGTTAATGACACTGACATCTGCGAAACACTAAAAAGCGAGGGCCACGCAGTTGAATATTGGGGCGGCAAAAAGACTAAGGTCTGGGCTTAAGCAATTTTTCACATTCCGACAGGGGCGGGTTGCGGCGCGTCGGTACGCGCGTGAGCAGCAAAGAATCCGCAATAATTTAGAGAAGCAGGTTGAGAAGCGGCTGACATCGGCTTTCAATAAGCGTCTTAGAATGATTACCGGCTCACTGCGACAAGGGGAAGACCCAAGCCTAACGGACGTCACAGAGCCTCTTAGGGATGAATTAGAGGCAGTGCTTTCAGCGCACGTCCGGCGAGTGTTTACAACTATTTATGAATACAATAGTGACAAATATAACAAGCTCGCAACTAAGCAAACTGATGATGTTGCAGACTTTGGTTTTGGCTTTGGAACGAGTGTTGAATTTAACATTTTGATTGAGCAGTATTTGCGCTCTCGCAGGTCATACATTACCAATATGACTCAAGCTCAAGGGCGCAGGATCATTGAGAGGGTGTTGGAGCTTCGAGAAGCTGGCAACAATCTAAATCAAATAGCCAGTAGCCTCAATGTGGAGTTTGGCGCTGTGAACAAACGCAGGGCCGCGTTGATAGCCAGAACAGAGACACACAGCGCTGCAGGAGCCGCTCACGATGCGTACCATCGTCAGGTCAGCACGTCCTACGGGGTGCAGATGAAGAAGCAGTGGGTGGCAACGGGAGACGCGAGAACCAGAACAAACCACGCTCAGATGAATGGGACAGTGGTAGAGATGGATGAAGACTTCCTAATGCCAGACGGCACACGGATGAAGCATGTCGGAGATCCTGCGGGTGGTGCGGCAAATGTCATCAACTGCCGATGTGTCATTCTTTACGTCGATTCGGACGATGAAGTGGACGATCCGGACCTGCCTTCCGCCATAGATGATGGCCCAGTGCCAGACGGACGACGAGAAGACATTGATCTCTCTGACGCCGTCAGCAGCAGAAACAAAATATCAGCTGCAGAATATCAGCAAGCCCTTAAAGACAACGCAGGAGATTTGACTTACGAGACGATCAGGCGACTTCCGAAGCCCAAAACAATCAGTGCGGGCAGTGGTGTTTATTATGCGAATGAGGGGCGACTGGTGTCCACGCTTAGCACGTCGGGCGGTAGTACGCTTGTGCATGAATTTGGACACCATGTAGATGCGATGCTTTCTCAAAAAATGATTGACGCTGGCAGGGTAACAAGGACGCTCAACACTAAATATCTGTCTCAATATGACAAAGCATTCATAGAAGCCTTTGACCAAGATCGAATTGAGAATGGTCTTGTCCGTTCTGTCAGCGCTCAGCGTATCGCCAGAGCGGATAGGGTGAAGCGTGAGAAGGTTCTTGATGAGATTAAGGAAGATTTAACGGAGATAAAAAGAATTGAGAGTAAAGTTAGGAAGGGAACTTTTCTTGAGAAAAGGGTTTTGAAAGATGAGTCTCTAGGTGGCTTGCAGGACATAGTAGATGCGGCGACTAAGGGTTACGCATATAACTCAAAGGGCTTTTATGGACACGGCCTGACTTACTACAGAAGGAAAAACAGACCCGAAATGTATGAAACTTTCGCAAATTGCTTTCAGTCATATGGTACTCCAGCGTGGCCGAAAGTGAAGAAATACTTCCCCAGAACAGCGGCAAGATTTGAAGAAATGCTGGAGGAGTTTATCAGAACAGGAGATATATCATTCGATGACTACGACGCTTAGCTACGAAGACATCGTGACAGAATACATTGAAAAATTTGGCGATGATCCAGTGTTTGATGTCACAACTTGGGGCGAATCACCTGATAGGATGGAGTTGATGCTTTCTGCGATTGATTCCGGTAAGCCACTGACAGACTCAAACGAAGACCCAGCCGCGACTTACTAAGTCAGATTAAGACACGTCTTTTTCAAACACCTTCCATCCCGTCCGCTCTGGATGCTTGAGTTTCAACTCTTCCATTAGTTCGACCGCCTCTGGGTACGAATTGCAGGCGTACTCATAAGTGCTTCGTTGACCGTCGTAATTAACTAACCAGACATACACGTAAGGATCACTCATAACTTCTTATCTCCACTTGAATACCAAATGTTTATCACAAATCCCTCTGCACTGACCTAAGCCCCATCTGCTGATTGTGAGCCTCAGCCTCTTCTTCTGAAAACACAGCTCTTTTGTTGAACAGGTAAATCGGAAAAACGCCCTTGAAACAAAATAGGTGATACTGATTACAGGTATCTACCAGCCGATCTTCTTGTGGGTAAATTTCGACGCCTTCCCAGTCGGTGCCACAGAGTGCATTCTTAATTTTTTGCATCGCCCTCCAGTCGTGGAAGGCTTGCTTGTCCCTTCGCTTGATGCTGAGGTACGTGGGTACGTTTGGGCCAAATCCATGTTCATGCGGTAAAAGCTGGCGCTTCAAGACTTGGAACATCGGAGAAAGAAAGCACTCTTCAAGCCGCTCTTCTTCATGCTGCAAGTTGGCAATTTCTTTAATGAGAGACTTCGGCGCATCCGGCATCGCTCGTCGGCACATCTTAATGCGGTCTTTGAGTTTTAGCTTATCGCGATGTGCTGGCTGGAAAACGAAATCTGTTGCTTTGTATTCGCTCACTATCCCACCTCCTTGTCAGCAGAAGTAAGATCGAAAGCCTGCCTAAAACTGGCAAAAGATTGATCAGCCAGCGCTTCCTTAATTACCGACTTTTCCGTTTCATAAAGAGTTGCTACGCATCGCTCTATTTCGCATCCGGCACAATCGAAGAAAATTTTGGCAACTTGATCTGTGCTAGGATCATACATCCATCGCACTGAAACTTTTTCTCGCTTCTTTGGTTTCATGAGTCCTCCGCTTCTTTGCATCTACCAGCCAACCACGCCGTCTGTGGAAAGGCGTCAACTAAATGATCGGTGAGGGCTGGGTCAAAACGCTCCGCTTGCTTGAAGAGCTTTTTGGCAGCACTTTGAGCGTGTTGAATATTGTCTCCCCAAAGTACACCGTCGAGTCCATCCGCTAGTACCTGTATTTCTTGAGATGTGAGTTGGATGCGTTCCTGTAAAAGTGTTGTCATGGCTTAGGCTCCCTTAGTAGTTGATGATATACAGACTTTTTTCTGTCTGTCTGATGCGATACACGGGCTTCTGTTTAATGCCCTTGTATGTCATTGTGGCGGCTCCTCGACGGAGTTTTTCGCACTCCGCGACAGCGTCCTCAATATGCTTATGAATATGCAGATGCGTGAAGTTATGTGTGCCGCTCCAACGGCGGACGCCGTCTTTCTTAGGATCACCATCCCAGAGTCCTATCTGGACCTCGTAAACCACGGTGGTTTCCTCAAGGCTTCGATCATATTTAGCTGGCATTGAAATTGCTCCTAGCAAAAGGCGCTGTTTACAGCGCCGTGACATATCGTAAGTTTGCTTTCGAGATTCGCACTCGCCCGAGCGAGGGGAACATCGCGTGTGTCCACTTCGGACCCGTTTTGTAGATCCATCCTGTGTGGATGCCGGTCTCATGGTGGTACTTGATGGGCGTAAAGCCACGGTTTTTGACTTTACGGATGGTTGGGTTTTTGATGTCGGGCTTCATTTTTTTGGCCTCCTTAGCCAGTGGTCTATGTTTATTATAGTAAACCATGACCTTTTCAAAGTCAAGCACAAATTGTGCTAGTTGATGAAAAAATATCAATCGCCCCTTTAAGGCTGCTCATGCGGCCTGTCTTGTGTATTGGTGTTCGCCGTTCTTTTTCTCGACGACCAAGAACTTGCATCGGTCAGAATCAAAGTAGGCTTGAGCCATATCTACCGCGTCGGCTTTGAGATGGTAATGCTCAGACTCGCCAAGACAATCGCCATCCCGATCTTTAGCTGTAACCATCCAGCCTTCCCAGCCCTCTTGATCGCAGTACCAAACCTCAGTTACGTGCCAGTGATCTAAATACATTTTGCTTCTCCCGAGATAAAGGCCGCTTATGCGACCTAAAAGTTTTTCCAGTAAGTTTCGTTTTGCCGCCAGTTTTTCTTGATGTCGGCTTTTGCTTCTTCGAGCGTCTCGACTTCGTAGATCCATCCGCACAGAGCATATCGGTAGATCGCTGGTTCTCCATCTTCGGGCCAGTATTCAATATCGACCCCGTAGTATGTGCTTAATTCCATGTCCCTTCTCCTGTTTCGTTTCGATGTTTGTAAGAGTAAACCCATAGATATACCTGTGTCAAGCACGATATGGGCGATTCTTTAACGGAATCGTTGAAATTCACTAGTAATCCGATACGATCTGTGCGAGATTCTTGAATTAGGAATGCAAATGCCAATCCCGAAGCCGCGATCAGATGAGAGCCGTGACGATTTTATTCAGCGATGTATGGATGACGATACGATGCTTGACGAATATAGCGATGTGGATCAAAGGCTGGCGGTCTGTCTCTCTAATCTGGAGAAGGCCACAAGTACCGAAGAAGAAAAGCACGTCCGTGCGGTAAGAGAAACCGAAGATGCTTACATCATTGAGTTTGGTAAGCATAT